TAATATCAGTATCATCATAATTATGTAGCGTAGACAATCGCTCGATTTCACTATCAGAAACAAGTGACTTTCCATTAACCTTATTTACTTTTTTTAATATTTCTTCTTCGTTTGATGCAATCTGGTTATCCATGTCATTCATTTCCCATGCGTGAAGTACATCTCCAGACTGAAAATTATGCTTTTCGTAAGCCATAAATTCACCTCCTTATCCTAACACTGCATACATTGGTGGTGTGTACCCTAATGCTCGTTGAATATTTTCCTTTGTTACATCAGCATCTGAACCATCTCGACCTTTTTCTCCATTATCTCCCTTTTGTCCTTTAATACTCATGGGAGCAGGATTTTCCTTTCCACCGTCATTTGTCCAACTAATAACTCCATCAGAAGAAATATTTGGAGTAAATGTGACACCGTCTTTTGCATATGCAACACCATTAGATACATCAAGCGAAATTGATTGTTCTTCTGTCATATTTTCAGCTGTACTTCCAGGAACCAATGATGTCGCAAGCGTATTGTCAAAGTAAACAATCCTTGTTTCAGTTTTTAACACTGAATCATCTGCAAAATTAATCTGACATTCAACTTTACACCTTCCGCCTAAGTCGATTGTATCTTGCTGACTTAAAAGAATATAAAAATTATCATTATCATCTTTAACTATTTCAGATGGATACGTTCTTGTCTTACTGCATTTAGCATTTTTTAGTGTTACGATAATACTTGAAATATCAGATATTTTTACACCGCTTAGTTCAAGTTTTATTCGCCTTGTCTCGCCTTGTTTCATAAACATTCTCCTTTCATTAGGATTTTAAGGCTAAAACATAAAAAGGGTGCGTAAACCACCAAATAGCCTATGCACCCTCCTCTTCAAACTTCTTATTAAATTCTTCTGCCCATTCTCTGAATTTCATTGCTGCAATGTCAGGACGATTTACTTGCTCGACTTCATCAACACCATATGGTTTTTTCGGATATGGACATTTGTTTGGATTAAAGCACGCTGCAATTGCATCACGAAAATAAATTCCTTGCATCCACATTTCGTACTTTCTGCTTTCTCTCATTTTTTCATGAGCATTTCTGTAAAAAGAAAATTCTTTCGGACTCAAATCTAAAAATTCATCTAGTTTTAATCCGTAAGAGATTGCTTCTGGAATCAGAATTTCATCAATTATTCTTCCGTAGTCAAATTCTCTGTTTTCTTCTTTCGTGTTGTTTTCTTCGGCTTTTCTTCCTCGGTCTGATTGAAAATCTTGTCCAGACCGATCTGTTTGAAAAAACCATCTTCTTCCATCTGTTTTAAAATATCCTGTAATAATCCGAATACAGTTCTTTCTTCATCTTCTTCAAAGTATTCTTCCAATAAATCATCAACTTCTGATTCTTCGATTGGATTATGCTTCAAACAGCCAGCGTAAAACATTGTAGAAACAATATCTGCAATATCTGTATATGCCTTTACTGCATTTTCTTCCGTTCCACACATTGCCATAATCAAATTGATTGTCTTGGCAACGCATGGATTATGTTTTACTGCTCTGAATTTGTATTCAAGTTTGTATTCAATCCCAAGAATTTTAATACTTAACATAATTGATATCCTCCCAATTATAAGCTAATTATTATGATGCTGAAATTTCATTGATTGGCGAACCGACAGTAATTGTAATTGTCATTTCAACAACTGAGTTTACAGCTGTTTCATTTACTGAAACTGACAGCTGACCGATAAATGCGAATTTTCCATCAGCACCATCACCATCATTACCGAAATAAACACAAAACGCCTGACTTGTGTTTTCAAGCGCTTTCAATGCTTTGTAGTCTGTTTTTGAATAATTTGCTGTAAATGTAGCCTGTGATGTCTGCTGAATACCATTGATGAATGTCTGCATATTATCATCTAAAGTAGTTGTTTCCAACTGTTCTGGAGCGCCGCCCAACTGTGGAGTTGTTTTTACTGGCAATAATTTAGTCCATGTTGCAGAAGAAATTTCGCTAACTGTTGTTGTAGCTGAATCATGCATTAATTTAGCGTTATAACTTGAAATAGCCATGTTTATAGTCTCCTTTCAAAATAAAAAAAGAGAAACGAATTAAATCATTTCTCTTAGGTAAGTGTTTTTGAATATCGGCTTATAAGCCTTTTTATTTTCGTGTCTGAGTTTTCTATCAACTCTGGTCCATAAGTACGTCTAAAACCGCTAGAGATTAGCGAAGAGTGGCTTTTAGCGTCTATTGCGTATGCATTTGATAACGCTTTCTGCCCTTGCGTAAATACTTCTACTTGAATTGATAGCGTTGTTGCATTTTCATTTCCATCCATGTCAACATCAAAAGATGGATTTCCAAGAATAAACATTCTTGCATATGGAAGTTTTGCAACCGTATTACTGGAATCCATAGCGTAATTATTTCCAACAAGTGTTGATACACTAGCACCCCAAGTATTAAGTATTTCTTCCATTGGAATTGTTACTGTATTTTCCATAATCACGCTCCATATACTTGTCTTGCGATTTCATTTACTCTATTTCTGATTTCCACAGATGATTTATACATTGGCATATACGCTCTATTACCATAACTATGTTGTTTCATTCCATTTTCATCTGTATACCACCACCCATTCGGATCAAGTGCGTATTTCTGATTCGGATATGTGCCAACGCCATAATTATTTCCAGAATCTAATGGATAATTAAAACGACCATATGTAATACCAGCAGAAAATTCAATAAAGTAAATATCGCGACCTTCCAGTATGATAGATGCTTCTGCAAAATCTTTCAAAGATGTGTTTTTGATGCTCACAACATGACTTGTATCTACACCATCTTCAACAACTGAGTTCATTGTATTGTCAATAATTGCAATACCACTTTCAGCTAATCTCTGAACAAATAATGCATTTTTTCTATCTAACTCTTTTTCGTATCTGTCTAATTCTTGAATGGCTTTGTCGATTGAATTTGTGGATAATTCCATGTTTATCGTTTTCAATCTGAACCACCTACTTTTGTAATTCCATATCGTGCAACAGTTCCTTTTTGTGTGTCCAAAATTCTGTTAATAGAATAATCTGGCTTTGTGATTGGATTTACACCATCGTTACTTAGTTTTAATGTTCCGTCAGCGTTAAATACAGGGATTGTATCAATAAATACAAACATTCCCTCGCTTACATCAAAATCTCTGTCGTATGACGTTATATATCGGTCATAACTAGCAACTAAACCTAAACCATATCCTTGAACCACACCAGATGTTGCAGATACGCTCATTTTCTTATGTATTGGCTTTGAAAATTGAAGCACGTTGTCAATTCCAATCCTTGTCTCAACTGCTTCGCAAAACCATACATCTTGCTTTTGCCTAACAATATTTCTCATAACAAAACCCTCCGATTTTAAGAATCTCCCCTCCACCTCATCGGTTCTTTCCCACAACATTCGGCTGGGAGGATATCAGCTTACCGAATGAGTGCCATAATCTTTGTTATATTGTTTTTAAATACGGATATACGCCATGTTTAATGAATATACTGTTTTCTGATTCATAAACTCTATGCACATTGTTTTCAATGTGCGATGACTCGTTTTCAGCACCCTGTTTTTCGAATGAAAAAACAATCAAATCAAAAATACATGAATAATATTGCTCCATATCTTCACTGATCTGTTCTTGCGTAAAGTTTTTTGGATAATTTCTCCTACTCTTGAATAGATTAATTCCACGATTTACGAGGATTTGTAAAATATCTTCCTGTTCGGGAAGATAATCTTCTCCAAGATATGTGCTTACTTCCTCAAACAGTCTTTCTCTCATGATTACTCCTCGTTCTTTCTTGGTCTGCCTTTTCCTTTAGGTGTATCAATTTTAGGCTGTTCCTTTTCCGAAACAGCCTTTTCTTTGATTTCATCACCAGCATGGTAAAGCACGCCATCAATTTTCATTGTGTGTTCTGCTACCATACGTTGCACCGCCTTACGCTGTAACTTTCATTACAAATACGGAATCCATATTCTCATATGATGGAAGCACGATTTCAGATGCAACACAATGAGTGTTGATTGGATGGTTTGTTGTATATGTGTATACAGATACACCCGTATTTACGATAGACAATGAACCATCTGTAAGGCTTCCAGAACGCTCTTCTGGAGTTGTGCCATACCAAACAGTACCAAGAGAAGCAACGCCATCTGCGATACCTGTAACCATTCCATCTGGAATGAATTTATGGCTCTGTTTTGATTCATCTAAGTATCTCTTGTTATAAACAAGAATGGTGATTCCATAGTTATCAAGCAAGTATGCTTTAACGTCAGAATCTTTTAATCTCTGTCCGTTTGTTACTGCGATACCACCAAGTACCTGTGTGCGTGTATCATCAGCATTTACAAGCAGCTTCCATGTTGTTCTATTCATGATGAATGTGCCAAGTTTCTGTCCATGATTCTCTTCATGCTGCTCCTGTGCATCTACTAAATCCTGGATAGGTGTAGCTGTAGAAGATGCTGACCATAAAGAACCATCAGATAATGACATATAGTTTTTCTGTTTGTAAGCTGCGCCATTGTCATCTGTGTAATCAATGTAATAACCTTTTGTTGTGTCACCTTCGATATTTACTTTAATTCTTGGGATACCATCTGTTGGAGCAAGTAACTGCCATAACATTCTCTCTGGTACAACATCTGCACCTAAGATTAAATCCATAGGTTTTTTCATGATTTCTTTGAGTACCTGATTTGCATATCCTTCATTTGCTGAATCAAGATATTTCATGTACTCCTGCTCTTCCAACTCTGTTACCATGTAACTGTCACGGAAGAATGGCATTTCATTCTGAATTGATTTAAAACCAATTGAATCTCTCAATGGTGCTTTTGCATCAAAGTTAGATGCTCTTAATGACACTGGAAGTCCAGTAGCACCTTTAATGAATTTTAACTCTAAGCCCATTTTTTTGTCTGTTCCAAAGAATGAACGACCAAGGTATGGTGCGATACCTAATGATTCTACATATTTATCCCAAACAGTAGCAATTGCTCTTGCGGTAAATGCCTGTCCTAATGGTAATACTGCCATAGTCTAATCCCTCACTTTCTTAGAAAAATGTTACTCTTGGTGTAGCTGCTTTTGCTGCGCTATCAACAGTAATGCTATTAGCTGTTAATTTTGCAGTTTCAATTGCGCCTTCATAAATGTATGTTCCAGGAGCATCGCCATTTGTAACATCTACATCATGAAGTAAGTAACCCTTACAAGTTTCATCATTTGCTGGGAATGGAGTTCCAGCTTTTACGATTTTAAATCCGTTCGCATCTGCGCTAACACCAGTTGATGGAACTAAACAAGGTGCGCCTTTAAAGTCTGCGTATTTTAAGATTGTATTTGCGTGTGCAAATTCTTTTACGATAGGTTTTCCCATTGTGTAACCTCCTATAAATTGTTATTTGTAGTAATCCTGTGCTGTTTTAGCTTCTTTCGGAACGCCACCAAAACTTAATGACTCTGCATTTTTTACATCATCTGTTTTTGGTTCATTTCCACCATCGCCACCACTAGGATTAGGTGTCATATTTTTGAGTTTTTCATTAAACTCTGTCTCTAAAGAAGTTTTCTGAGCATCGAGTTTTGAAGTAAACATATTTGCAAGTGCTTCCGCTCTCGCTCTTGTTGCTGTTTCATCTTCGCCAATCAGACCATCAATGAAATCTTTATAGTCATCTGGCTTTAAACCTTTCTCAGCCAATACATTTTCAGCTGTCATACGATTAATGCGTCTGCTTAAATCAGCAATGCTATTTGCATCGTTTTTACTCTGTCCTTGCAACGCCTTGAACTGTTTTTCAACTTCTTTCAAACGCTCTAATTCAGCGTTATTTGGCTGCGGTGTAGGCTGCTGTCTTGGAATGGAATTTAGATAAGCAGTAACCTGTTCCTCTGTTGGTTCTTCAATTCCAAAACTGTTTTTTAAAAATTCCTTTACTTCCTGTCGTGTCATACTGACTCCTTTCTAATCACATTCACTCACTTTGTTTCGCAGTTCGCTCTGCACTGAATGTCAACGTATTTACGCTCAACGTCATTGCATTTTTGTATATAAAAAAGAGCAAAAACCGAAGTCCTACTCTTGATTATTTGGATTGTTTAATAAATTTTGTGCTTTTGTTATTTCTGCCTGTAATTCAGCTTCACTCTTATATTTTTCTTTCATGTATTCCCATGACATTTCATATACTTTCTGTGGATCTCCAAATAATCCACATGTTGTACATGCAATAAGAGGATGAATCTTGTTTTTGATTAAGTAATCAAGTGCCTGTGCTTTTACAAGCATATTGTCTGTTGGGTTTCTTGTGATTCGTACTTCAAAATCTCTTACTGTGATTCGCAATCCAGCGTTTTCTTTTCGAAGAACATTTAAAATCACTTTTGCAAACTTGATTTCTGCTTCTTCGATGAATGGTTCATCTAGTAAAGCACGTTTTTCTGCAAAATCCCATCCGTTTCGAAGGTATACAGCATTTCCAGTGTCTCCACCCGTGTTCTGCTGTCTGTCTGGCATACCCTCAATAATTAATGCCTGATGGTATAAATCATCTTTTGCAACTTGTGTCTGCGTCTGGTTCAATTCTGCTGTCATAATGTCAACATCTGAATTTAAGCCACTTCCAACATCTTTTACTGCAATTGCTCCAATGTCACACATCTTCAAGAATGTGTTTTCATCAATCTCACAGTTTTTGAATTTCATAAATGCCTGAACAAATTGCTCAATGCCATTTATTCTTTCGGATTGCACAGTATTGATTGCATCAAAAATTCCAATACAGATTTCGATATCAGATAATCGGTCTGCATTGTTTGGATATTCTTTTACAGGAATATCATCAAACCAGTTGTAACCACTTTCAATCACTTTACCATTCTGAATTTTGAACCAATTCTTTTTCGAATAACATAAGTAATACTCACGATTTAACTCATCTTTCAAATTCTGAATGGATAACATTTCTCTTCCATCATTCTGTGAATAAACAATGATTGTATTCATTGGGTCTGGAATAAAAATGCCAAATGGGATATCTCCGTTTTCTTCTGACCAATCAGAAACTTTCGTAACAGCTTTGTAAGATGTTCCAATTGCGCTCTGATATGTTCCCATCTGAATATTTCTTGTTTTCGCAAATGCAGAATCTAAATAATCATTCAGTTTATCAACATCTGCACTTACCATTTCAGCACTTTTTTTTGCTACATACTGAATTGCTTCTCCATATGTCTGAGAAGTTTTAAACCTAACAACTTCAAGTGCGTGATTTTCACACACTTTATTGTTAATATCTTTTCGAACCTTTCGTTCCCTATAATTGATTGGCTGATCACCTAGGTAATAGCGATACAGATAACGCATCATTGGTCTGTTGTAATTCAAAATGCTCATAGCATTTCCAACCACACGCACCACATTGTCAATCGTGATTACTTCTGCGCCAGTGTATGCGATTTTTCTACCAAAGTTTCCTTGACACAAATCAATGAATTTTCCAATATTTCTATGCGGTATCATCGCCTTTTCCTTTCATCAATTATTTTGTGGCATAGAAAAAGCACAGGTCGTTTTTCGCCTGTGCCTAATTCCACGATAACAGTATAACACAAAATTTTATGTTTTTTATGCAAATTTCTTCAAAACACCTAATTCTGTGTTAATTTTCCTGGAAATCACTGATTGGTCTAAGTGTATTTTTTCTGAAATCATTTCTTGTGACAATCCATCAAGGTAATAGTATCTAAAAATCATTCTTGTACACGCATCTTCAATATTTTCAATGTAATCATTTACTTCATCAACGATTGCGTTAAATTCATCAACGGATTTTTGATAACTCATCTGCTGCGAAAGAAGTCTGTTTTTTACTTTTGTGTAATCCCTTGTTGGAAATCCAGTGATAGAAAAATGCTGAATACCACCCATTCCTCCAGATACAGTATCACTCACAGAACCTTGATTTTCTATTTTTCGTAATTGCTCTTTCGTTTTTTCGATACGTTTTTCCAAATCTGGAATCTCCATAGCAATAATTCTGTACTCTTTTAACATCTTGATTGTCATATAAATTACCCCCAAAATGGATTAGGCATTGCAGAAAGCCTTGCACCGAAACAATGCTGAACAAACAACGCCAACATAGCCAATGAATCTGGCGCATCATCGTGATCATTTTTACCCATTGTTGTGTACGACAGTAGAAATTTCATAAACATTCCATATGGGTCTTTATCCTTGTAGAGTGATTTATCCTTGAAAATGACATGTTTTTTTACCCATGTAGCATTTACAATTATTTTTGTTTCTTTGTTCCCAGTAGTTTGTTTTGATGTTATGTTGCAATCGAAGTATTTTTTATCTTCTAGTAATTTTTCAACATCATATGCCACTCTTCCTCCTCCGTTATTATGTTCAAATTCAACTTTTTGCATTTTATGGTTCTTAATCGTGTTTGCAATGTTCTCATACTGCACACCATAATCTGAAGAATTATCAAACACGCAATCAACCATATAGTAGTCATTTCCATACACATAGCAAACTGGCATTGAAATATAATCCGAACCTTTATCTTTCGTGTCGCAAATTCCGATAATTGCATCTGGTTCTTCTTTCGGAAGCGTCAAATAACGTCTTAATTCATCTTCGTTGTAAAGCAATCCTTCGCGCTCAATCGGTTCGTTTTTGTAAAGGCACCTGTATGAAATATCATCCATCAATGCAGCTTGGTCATTAAAGAACGCAACAGACATACCATTGTACTTATAATCAAAATTGCTTTCTCCTGTTATTGGGTCAATATCAGGAACCGCAATAAATCTACATCTTGGATTATTCGCATATGCTCTTTGTAATCTTCCAATCACATCATGCACGGACCATCTTGTGGCAATATGAATTTCTTTTACTTGTTCATTTAGCTTTCTCTGTCTAGCGTCAATCGAATAAATGTCCCAAATCTTATCTAGTCTGCTTTTACTTAACGCTTCTTCAATTCCACCTATTAAGTCATCATTCAGCAAATATCTATTGCATCGAACCTTACCAGCATTCTTACTACCAACAGATGAACATTGAAGATTTGCGAATGGCTTATATTTATTAAAATTGATCTGCTCTCTTTTAGCATCTGTTCTTTCTAGTTTTGCATTTGGAAATATTTCATTCCAACAGTATTCTGTATCATTTGTTGTTATATCTAAAACACCATCATAATACATTCGCGTGATATCGCCACTATGTGAGAAGAACAGGTTATAATCATCTAAGTGCCTTCCGATTACCCATGAAGTAAAAAATTTTTCGCAAGTCGTATTATGAGTAATGATATAATCATCTGTTATGTATAAATGACTTGGATCTGAAATCATAATACATCTGCAATCTTCATCACCAATGTATTCAATGGATTTAATAAATCTCTTCATAGCCATTCTTTTCGGCTTATAAATATCTTTTTTCCTAGTTAAGTAAAAAATTGATTCCATTTTAGACGAAAATTGTATTATCAGTTCGTAATAATCATTGCATCTAATATATTCTCCGTCTTTCTTATAACCAGCTTTTATTTTCGTTATACTTGCATATCCACCTAATGAATGAACTAATTCTGCAACATCTTTTGCTAATTGATCCGATATTGTAGCATATGAGCAGTAATTATCTTTTGCACTTCCATCAGTATCCATCAATCCTTTTAGTAACCATAACCTCTGTTCGTATGATGATGCTAGATAATCTTTTGGAATAAATTTATGAATGCTAGTTTTGCCAAATAAATCATATTTTTCTAATTCTCTATGGATTAAACTTCCATTTTTCGAATTATTACCTTCATGTCCAGTAATAACATAGTCATACTGAGAACCCTTGTGCTTTAATCTATAATTAGCAGGTAATAACTCATTTACTAAATTCAATATCTCGTCATCTTTCGATGATATTATTACTGAACTTTGCGAAATTCCACCATCGCCAAGTATCACACCCATAACGTATGGGTGTATTAAAAATTCTTTCTCCTCTAGTTCTATTCTATCAACGTAATCAATTGAGTAGTTCGCTCTCTTTCCGCCTTCGACATATAGATTTTTAATCATATCAGATGTTTCAACACATCGATACTTGTTTCTTCTTCTATCATCTCTTGTTTGAACATACCAAATATGATTATCAGAAGCTCTCACTTTTGACCCGTCATCAAGTGTTAATTCATATATTTTTCTTTTTCTGATAGGAGACATTGAAATAATTTTTGACACTTTTCCATTTACTGCAACAACGTCTGTTCCTACGCAAGCATCCTTCATTTGAATAAATCCACTCGGTGTCAATATTTTTGAATACAATGGTTGACATTTTTGCGTTCCAGGAGGCATTGAGATTGTTAATAAGTCCAAAAAATCATCTTCTAAATCTTGCATAGACTGTATAATTCCATGTTTATTCAACTGTTTCATTTTTGGTTCATAGAATTTAGCACTTTCTAATCTTTTACGCTCTAAATAGATCAGGTACGAATCAAACAACTCTGGAGCTTCAAACAATCGCAATTTCCAATACAAATCATCATAATTGCCACTTCCTGTTTGATTTGCCATGTATGCAGACCATTCATGAGCGTATTTCGACATTTTCATTGCGTAATTACGAACATCTTTAAATTCATCAAACGAGTATTCATTACCCATATTCAGCAATAATTGATGCATGTCATTCAAATTACTGACGTTATTAAGTCCAGAATCTATTATTTTATCAAATACTAATTTGTATTCCTCAAAAAGCACACAATACACCACCTTGTAATATACCTATGGCTCTCTTATGGCTCTTTCTCGGTATTTAAAATAAAAAAGAGATAAGATATTCACTTAACACCTTATCTCTGCCATATAACGCTACAAATTAATTAAAACAAATCGTTTGCAATTACTTCCACGACATTTGTATTTTAAATTTCTAATTACGGTATCATTTGCTATTGGAAATAATTTCTTTCCACAGTAGCAACAATGAATGTAATCAATATTTTGTTTGTAGTCATGCTGCTTATATGCGTTTCCGTCTTGTTCAATTGGTTTATTCATAAAATCTTGCATTACTACACCTCCAATAAAGCGGAAATTGATGGATTTGAACCACCGACCCACGGTTTAACAGACCGTTGCTCTACCAACCTGAGCTAAACTTCCGTATTGAGCGTCCAGCGGAATTTAAAGACACTCAATTTCGATAAAAATAAAAGGATTCTTCGGAAACATTTTCTTTTGTAAAAGCATTGCCAAGGATTTGAACCTATACAAAACCGAATTTGCAATGCTGAACGCTACCAAATTCTTACTTTGGCAAGCCCTTTGTCCAAAGGAGAGTTTTTATGCTCTTTTGTATTTTTCAAAGAGGTACTTTGTCTATATGGCAAACCGAATTTACTTCGGTCTATACATCTGTCATCAATGTAAATGTCAGCAAATACTTTTCTTGGATTATTGCCAAATCTCTTTTTCAATGTTTCTAAATTGTCATTCACTGCATCAAACCTAAGTCCATACGCCTTGCAGAAATTAATAGCTTCCATCAGTTCTTCATCTTCTCTCATTGTCCAGAGAATGATTTCACTTCCATGAAGCTGTTTTTGTCTTAGATATGTTATCAACGCCATATTTGGTGCGATAATTCTAGGATATTCTGTTTCTGCAAGTGTTCCGTCAAAATCAACCGCAATAATCATTCCAACTAATCTTCTTTCTTTCTATTTGCGTCAATAGCGCGAGAAATTACATTTAAGGCAACCACAATTGCTCCGATAACCAAATATGCATCGGCGTTTTTAATTGCACCAATGCTACCAGCAATCAAAACAATCACAATGTAAATCATATACAACATCATAATCATATAAATGACCCCTTTTTTGTTTTTTGAAAAAATTTTTATCTTTGGAATTTTTATCACGAATTGTGATTTCGTCTTTAGAATTTTTTGGACTTGTTGCTATTAAAACCGATTTTTTATTTTTTGTCAATCATAAATGTTGTCATTTTTTGTTTTTGAAATATTTAATATATTGCCTTTTTTGTTTTTGAGAATATTTAGGAGGGTTACACGCGCCTAAATCTTGCCAACATAACCCCCTCCCCCATGATCCATAACTCAAAGCAACTGATCCATCCAGGAACAACGCAAATTGATATATAATTAATAGAATTATATACATAATAACTTCAAACTATTCGTTAAAGTAATGTTTTGCGAATAGTTAAGTGTAAAAATCACTCCATTTTCACAACTAAATCATAAAATCGTTGGATAAATGCTATAATTAGCTATGTGTACGCCATTCGCGAACAAAAATGTATACTACTCTGGCTTTTTTGGTAGCAGTGCTCCAGCGAATTTTTGCGCAATCTGTTCTGGAGTCTGTTTTATTTCTCCTGTGTTTACGTCTGATTGCTGATCACTCCATACAGTATGGTTTTTTACAGCTATTGCATATACTGCATTTACTTCCCCTGAAAGCGTTTTATCATCCAAACTTGCATCCATTTCTCTTTGTAATTTTTTGTACAAGTTGAAACGTGATGAACCTACTTCTGCACCCGTATATAATCTATCTGTATCAAATAATGCACTTTTAAATCCAGAATAACTAATACCACACATTTTACAATATCCAGATATTGTACATACTTTAGAATATTTATCCGTAATATATATATATTTATCTGCTAATATATCTAATACATTATAATTATATGCATTATGTTTACTATTTTTATCTTTCAATGTTTTATCATTAAGATTAAAATGTTTAGATATATTTGTTAAGATATAGTTAAATCTTCTTTGTGATAATTTATATATATTTTCTATGTCGTTTATCGGATTATTTACAAATTCATCTATAAATGTTTCTATATCGTTTAGATACACTATTGTACCATCTTTTAACGATATTTTATCATCATCAATAATATCTATGTTTTCATTCATTCTCTTTACTCCTATTACTTAAAAATAAAAAAGACACCTACTTTTAGATGTCTTTAGTAAAATATATTGCGCTGCATGGTCCTGATCAGGCTAGAACGAGCAACCGCTTTTATCAATTTCTTTTTCCTGGATGTGATCCAGCAGCAATTTATTTAACAATCCGTTCATTTTTACGTCTGGATCTACCGCCAGGAGCCTATCATAAATATCAATTGGAATTGCTATTGATACTCGTTTATAGTTTTCTTTTATTCTTTTATTTTGTTTTGCATATCTTTTTCTTTCTTTTTCTTTGATACGCTCCAATTCTTCTTCTAATTCTTGTTTTGTCGGCATGTTTCCACCTCCTTTTCATTTATGCAATTATATTACATCATTGTATTTATTTCAATATATTCGATAAAATTGTTTAATAATTACATTTATGTAATGCATTTATGCTTTACTTTTTATCATTTATGTAATAGAATTACATTAATGAAACACATAAATACATTTTACAAAAGAAAAAGGAGAATAAAAATGAAAAGCACTTACACATCTACTACATTTCACCCAGTATTAACAGAAGCGACAT